CAAAAAATCAAAAAAACTATCAATAAGCCATTTCATATTCTCTCCTTGGTTATTTTTTTATCATCGTACGATATACCCATATAGATTTCAACAGAAATATCATCGATTCGCCAAATATTCCAACGCACCGTCGTCATCGTCATTTTCTACCATATTTTCTTGATAAAATGGCATAAAATTTGATAACTGTGGCGGTTTTGCGTTCGTAGATCGATTTATCATCGCCAACAGATGACTGATTTGGGCGGTTCGGTAATCCTCTCGCCAAAGCCCGAACGGTTGTTCGCGGTAAAATAACTCGTACTCTTGCAAATGGTTTTCAGGCATTTGTTCGATTTCCTCAAGAGTTTTGCCGAGCGAAAGAGAAAGGTTTAGTTGGAACTTTCGTCGGCTGGTAAGTTTTTTGGCTCAAGCTCCGCAATGGCTTGGCTTAATTGTTCAAATACCGCCTTATCAAGTGCCGAAAGTGCGGCTAAATCATCAGGATTTTTAGCATCAAATAAATTATTGCCTTGTTCATCACAAAGTCGAGTAGCTAATGTTCGAGTTAATCGATTAGGATCGTAGATTTTTGATAGTTGCTCAGTGAGAGTTATTTCATCGTTGAAAGCTAATGTAATGCCCTGCTCTTCAGCGATGCGAATTAACTCTTGTTACTGTCCATAAAGGGCTTGATTCATTTCACCAACAGTAAACTCACGGATATAATAATTCTCGCCGTTTATTTTAATTTGGGTTATTTTAGGCTTATTGGCTAAAAGTTTTTCGCGTAAATTCATTATTTTTTATCCTTATTTAATTAAACAATTGAATGAGCTCAATAATTGCTCTTAATAAATCAGCAGATACCCAAAAGAATATAGGTATGGAGAAAGCAAGAGCGATTTGCCAAATTGAATATTTCATAAGCAATTCCTTGATTATCTTTAAAAGAACTTTTAAAATACTTGTATCCACAATGATTCCTTTTTTCGTATTGATGGAATGAAAAACCCCGAGAGTTCGCTGCTTTCGGGGTTTTGTTTTTTATAAAGTGCGGTCAAAATTCACCGCACTTTGCGGCTATGCTGGTAAGTGGTAATCGCGTTTTGCTTTTTTAATCGTTATACCAGATTCAAATTTACCTTTTACTTCACCACTGAAATTTGGTGAGGTTTGGATAAATCCTGTGCCGTAAAGAGAGCCTTGATCATTTTTCAATATCATCATCCAAGGGAAGGTTTCTTTAGCATAAAACTTCTTGCGCAAGTCAGCTTGCATTGCGGTAGCTGGTGCATAGAAGAATGTTAATTTAATTGAGCCATACTCAATCTCACCAGCTTCGGTTTCAGTACCTTCAGAACACATGGTTGTAATATCTTCTTCACCCAATGTGTCACCATCTCCCTCAATCTGTTTAATCGCACAGAAATTAGACGACCATTTCACGGTAGCAACTTTAGCTGCCGCGTAACTGGAAGGCGCGTCTTGGCTTGTCCAATCTACTTCATCTGCAAGTGTAATTAAGTCATTGGTAACGGCTTTCACAGGATAATATCCATCAAGCGCACCTAGACCAGTTAGCTTAATAAAATCCCCTACTTTGGCACCATGCCCTGCTGATGTAATGGTTGCATTAGGCTTAACCGTTACGGCTGTGACTGCTTTGCCTTCGGTTAGACCAGTGCCTAAATAAAATTTAGTGCCTTGAAAAGGTGTTGTTTGTGTAGGCATATCTAGTCCTCATACTTAATTTGATATTTAAGGTTAGAAACGAACCAAGTGCGATTTGTCGTATCTTGCTCGTATTCGTAGCTAATAAGAGTCATTTCGGAAATATTTTCCGATAATTCATCATTAGATGTAGCTACGCTTAATCGCTCTTTGATTTTGTCTGCAATATCATCTAATGCGTCGTCGCCTAAAGCAGTTTTCAGATAAATCGCAATGTTTAAGGCTGCGGTATATTCGTGATGACAGAGATCTACCTCTTCGCACGAAATCTCATCAAGAAACACTGCAATAGCTGTTTTTTATTGGTCAATATCAATAAATAAAGGGCGCCCAGAATAAATATTCTCAACACCCTTTATACTGCTTTTGAGCATATCCGACACTTGATGTCGAATCTTCTTATGAATTAGCATTTAATCCTCTATTTTTTAAAAATGTCACTCAACTCTCTTGTCAGTTCGACTTTGATCTGACTTGAATAATCTTTTAATTCATTATGGAAAGCCGTTGTTAATGGTCTAGATAACGGAATCTTAACAACATCAATTGAATACCGCTCTTTACCTTGTCGCTGCATAACGTGTTTACGACCATTTGCTAGAGTTTGAATAAAACCGCGTTGTATTTGATATTTGCCTATTCTGATTTGCCCTTTACTCGCTCGCATGGTTCGTCTAGGGTTTTCCAATAATCGAATTAACGGTAAATTTCTTCTATCAACTCGTATTTTTGCAACTGGTCGATTCGCTGTTGCTTTTTGGGATAATCGAGCTCGCTTGCGGATTAATTTAGCTGGCACATGAATCTCTTTGGATGCATTTTTTGTTCCATTTTTGATTGCACTTCTCGCTACCTTATTAATCGCTTTTGCTGCCACTTTAGGTGCGACTTGATTAGCCAGTTTTTGGATATTAGCTTGTAATGCTGCCATCCCTTCAATTTTCACCGCCATATTTACTCCAATTGCAGTACGATCTTCTTATCTTCAAAGCTAAACCCTCGCACAACATATTCCTCTGTTGAAGAAATAATGATATCTCCAAGTTTTGGCTTATATCCTGATGCTTTAAAAAGAGTGAGAGTACGCGTCGTGCCATTAATTAAGTAATCATCGGTGTAATTGCCACTCATTAGTTTTGGGCTTTCATCAAGCACAGCTTTGTATTTTTTGCCGTTGATAACATAGACGGACATCATCACATCTGATATGACTTTATCCGCCTGTGCGAGAGCATCATCAAACGGACTAAGCGTTGATCTTGACATCTACAGTGCCCATCGATGCGCCACTAGCATTCCAAGCAATACCTAAACGCTTGTTACTACCTGCGGTAATGGTTGCACCATCGGTTGCTGACCAGTAAACAATTGCACCTTGTTTAATGTCATCCTCCGTTTTTGCTTTCACCGTAAACACACCTGTAGTTAAGCCAACGCCTGTTTCATTTTGTGCAACATCAGATACTGAGATTGCAGCAAGGTTTTCTAACATTACTACATCACCGCTTTTTACGGCTGCAGTAGCGGTAAAACGCACGGTGTTTCCGTCTTGTAAGTAATTTTTAGACATATTTAATGATCCTTTAATTGTGATAATAAAAAACCGCACTTCGATTAAAAGTGCGGTCGTTATTTATGGGATGTTAAGTTACTTATTGGTAACTTTTACAATGCCTCGGTAATCAATCACGTTGACACCTGCATCAATGCGGACTTTAGTCGCCACACCGTCAACTGTGAAGCCTTGTTGTTGCTCCATGTATGGCGTATCAATGCCGTCAAGGTAAGAAACTTCAATCGCTTCTTTGTTGATTAAGTACCAAGATTTTGGATCGGCAACTTGTAAACGTGCGGATTTAACTGTCGGCACAATGTCGCGGATTGGATTGATAATGCCAGAATTGATATCAGCCCCCTCCACACTTGCTGAACCTAGAACTTGTTTAGCACGAGTATAAAGTGAGGTTGGCAACAACATAAAATCAGGTTCAATCGCTAATGGTTCACCACGAGTATTGACAAAGCCATTCATCATTTGAATTGCTTTATCAATATTGGCCACATCTAATGCGGCATTATCAAATGAGTTTTTGTGCGAGCCATCAAATAATTTTTTGCCATCTTGTGAAATTGCGTTACCAGTTAATAACGCAAACACTAATTTAGCGATGGTTGCACGTGCCGCTTGTCCCATTTTTTCAGGAATTTTTGTCAACAAGTGCATATCGTCATTGATGATTGCTTGACGAGTAATGCTAAATAATTGCCCATAAGTCGCTAATGCAACGCTAGCGCCCTCATCACCGATTGTGCCGTAGGTGTACTCTTCACCCTCACCGACTTGCGGTAAGTAGCCAAAATCACCCAAGCCAACACGTTTCGCTGCACGGAAGTCGGTTAATGTGCCACGAGAGGTAAACTGATCAAAGTTTTCCGCTGCGGTTTCCCAACCTTTGAGCAAGGATTTGTGCGCCACATCAATTAAGATTTGACCAAAGTCAGAGCTTGAGTGGGTAAATGCCAAACCAACCATGCTCATTGCATTTTGACCTGCAACACTAATACCACGATCGACTAATGACGCACGAGCAAGCTCACGCAAGGTCATTGCGTTGTAGGCATTGTCTTTGGCGTCTGCTTTGTCTTTATCGATACCCGCACGAGCTAACAAAGATTGTTTCACACTATCGCCAACGATGTTGCCGTTACCTGCATAAGGCGTTGCGGTTGCGCTTGGGGTGGTACCTGCACCAAGTTTTGCTAATAATTTGTCTTTGGCTTGCTCTGGAGTAATTGATAAATCACCCAAACACTCCACCAACAAATCACTGTGCGTAGTACCAAACGGTGCAAATACCGCTTTAATGTCGGCGTTACGTTTATTTAATTCGGCTTGCACTTGTGCGGTGTTATCTACTTGTGCAACTGGATTTACAGATGCGTTTGTTTCAGTTTTGATTGATGTTGTTTCTGATGCAGTAATCACGCCTGCATTTCCTTGTGGATTCATCAACATATCTTTGATCGCTTTTGGCATGTTGTTATAGTCTCCTAAACGTTTGGATTGAAGTTGTGCCATTGCCTTAACGGGCTCGGCGAGTTTGTCGGCAAAACCGTGCTCAACACATTCTTTGCCATTAAGCCACGTTTCCGCAGCTAACATTTCTGCTAATTCCTTAGCAGATTTGCCCGTTTTTGCTGCATAAGCAGGGATAAGCGTATCTTCTACTTTATCCAGCAAATCGGCATATTTGCGCATATCATCTGCATCGCCACCTTGTACTCCCCACGGTTTATGGATCATCATTGCGTTCTCTGGCATAATGATTTCAGTTCCAGCCATAGCTATAACTGACGCCATAGATGCAGCAAGACCGTCAATGGTGACGGTCTTGTTGGCAGGGTGATTTTTCAGTAAGTTGTAGATAGCAATGCCATCAAACACATCTCCGCCTGGCGAATGTATATGCAGATTTATTTGTTTTAGATTATGGCCTAAGGCTTTAAAGTCCTTAGCAAATTGTTGTGCCGAAATTCCCCCCCCGCCAATTTCATCGTAAATTGAAATTTCAGCAGTGTCG